CGTGAGGTAAGCGCCCTTGAGGTCAGCGCCCTTGAGGTAAGCGCCCGTGAGGTCAGCGCCCGTGAGGTCAGCGCCCGTGAGGTAAGCGCCCTTGAGGTCAGCGCCCGTGAGGTCAGCGCCCGTGAGGTCAGCGCCCGTGAGGTCAGCGCCCGTGAGGTCAGCGCCCGTGAGGGAAGCGCCCTGTTTCACGGCCAATTCCACCGCCAGCTTCAGATTGTCGGCATCAGCGGAAAACAGCAGCTTTGCCGTGAGCCAATGTTTGATTTCGATTTTCATTTCCCACCTCCATCCACCATGGTGCCGACCAGTTTCTCGATCAGCTTGTTGATCAGCTTCTCCACGTCGCCGGCCACGCGCTTCAGGATGACCGTGGGGCCGTCCCCGGTGATGGAGCAGCCCAGTTTGGCCAGGTCCTTGCCGTCGAGCGTCCGCAGGGCGTCCTTGCGTGGCGTGCGCTCGGTCTTGACCAGCTCGTCGAAACGATCCGGGAGCAGCTTTTCCACCTGCTTGACCACATAGTCCTCATCCTCAAACGTGACGCTGCCGATGCTGTTGGCATAGCCGATCTTGGTGCCGGCGATCACGAGCGTCTTCGGTTTAACGAACAGGTCCGGGTTATTCTCAATGGCATTGTACAGCTCGGCCTCGCGCGCGGCCAGCTTGGCGGCTTGGCGCTTCAGGCCGGGCAAGTGGTTTTGCTTGACCACTTCCAAGTCCGCCTCCAGTTGGGCAATTTTGATTTCCAATTCGACGCACTCCACATCGTAGGCCGCGCAGAGCGGCTCCATTTGTTTGAGTGCGAGCGACGCCTTGGTGGCGGGGCCACCGGCGATTTGTTCAGTCGATGCGATCATTTTTTCCTTTCGTGGTTGTGGTTGCGGTTTTGCGGGCACGGTTGCCCATGATTGTCAGGCAGGCGGAGCAATTCACCGGGCCGATATCGGCTTGCCAGGCGCTGGCCTGTTTGGCGCGATACCCGCCCCCGCAAAGCGGCTGGCCGTCCAAGCGCTCGGCATGAACGCGGTGAAGCTCGGATTTGCTGATGCCGCCCTGCGGAGCGAGCAGAAGTTGAAGGCCCATAGGATCATTCCCCCTGGGTGATGGCCAGCAGCTTAAGCCTGGTCTCGATGGCCGCATTGAGCTTGGCGGCCTCGCGATAACAGCCGTCCTCCACCAGGTCAGTCAGAGCATGGATGGCGATGGCCAATGCCGGATCGCGTTTGGCCAGCACGAAGAAAGCCGTCGGCAGCTTCTCGACCAGACGATCCTGGGCCGTCTGAGCGACGGGCGCGAGCGTGGCTACTGGCATACTTCCTCCCTGATCTCGCGCATGGCGGCGCGGCGTTCCTGATGGTGCGTGAATTTCCGAGCGGCCCGGGACGGGCGCGTGCGCGGATCGGTCGACTTTAGCCAGAGCATGAAGCGCCCCAGGCGGGCCGGCTTGCGGTCGAGATGTTTGTTCATGACCATTCTCCTTCCTGCTGGGCCTGCTTCTCAATGATCAGGTGCGCCTCGACGAAATGCTGCCAGCTCACGTGCTTGGAATGGGCCTTGTCGCTCAGCTTGCGCGCGTAGCGGATGCGCTCGGTGATGGCCTTCAGGCCGTTCAGCTTGGCCTGCTGGCGCAGAATCTCATAGGGCATCTCCACGATGTCCCCGATGGTCACGGTGAACTTTTTGTCCGGGAAATCCAGCCCGGCATGGTCCAGAATCGCGGCGATGTCGCCCTTGGTTGGCATGAGCGGCAAAGGCACCTTGTGGACGCCCCGGCGCCAGAGCTGTTGCAGCTCGCGCTGGCTGGCCGCCTTCACGTCGTCCAGGATGGTGAAGATCAGCGCCATGCCGCACTCGGTCTCGTCGTAGATTTCGCGGATCACCTCCATGCAGGCGAAGAAGCTGCCCTTGCGGTAGGTGTTCGCCAGCAAATGGACCTCGTCGAGAATCCACAGGGTGTTGGGGGACGACGCGTTCTTGATGCGCTGGATCAGGTCGGCCGTGTTGGACTTGTCGCTAATGCCCGCCGCGTTGGCCATGGACCGCACCATGCCGCCCAGGCCGCTGGCGGCCTTCATGCGGCAATAGACGGTCTTGCCGTGGTTGTTTAGCGGCGTGTAATGCAGCTCCGCCGCCCACGTCTTGCCGATGTGACTCGGGCCGTAGATGAAGACAATGCTCTGACTCTCGCGCGCGAGGTCCAGGGCCGTGATTATTTTCCTGGCCGTGGGGATCAGGATGAACTCGGTTTTGCCCAACGCGAACCGCTTGGCCTCCAGCGCCAGGAATTCGCGCAGATTGCGCATGAACTCGGAGCTGGGTCCCTTCGGGGTTTTGTCGGGATTCCGATAGCGGCCGGTCATGAGCTGGTAAATGAGCTGCGGCGAGCAGCCCAGGCGCGCGGCGGCGTCCTCCTGGCGCATGGCGTGGCGCGGGTCGATGCACCAACGGAAGAGCGAGATCAAGCCTTCCGTCTCCTCCGGTTTCATGTGGGCCGTGTTCTGCCGGATCAGGTCCACGGAATAATTCCAACTGGCGCGCACCGTGTCGCCGGGGTTCTCCATCAGCTTCTGATCCGCTGGCGGCAGCGGCGCGAGGTCTGGTGTAGTATTTTCTGACATGTTTGCCCTTTCGTGTTTTTGTTGACTCGGCGAACGGCTACAACAGCCCCTCCGCCGAAAATTGATTCGTCTCCGTCTCACTGGTCGGCGTCGTGGGCTCCTCCAGCAGGTCGCTGGCGTCGCCATCGAACCGGCGCAGCTCGGTCTTCTTGCGCGCCGCCGCGGCCCCGCCGCCGAGCACCTCGGCGTTGTGCTGCGCGTCCTCGATGCGCGCCTTGATCATCCGCGCGCCCGTGGCGGCCAGCGGGGTGAGCAGCTCGCTCTCGACTTTGCGGGCCGCGCCCATCTGGCGCTTGAGCCCCTCGATGTCGTCGTGCTGCACGGTCTGCCACACGGTCACCACGCCCACCCAGCCGCCGCGCGCGTTGAACAGGTGCGCGGTATTCGGGCTCATGGGATTGACGACGCACGTGAACTTGTCGCCCGCCGCAAAGTGGTGGGCCAGATAACGCAACGGCGCCGGCGAGATGCTGGCGTCTTCGAAGGTGATCAGGTGGTCCGTGCCCACGGTCACTTCGCGCCCGGCCGCATCCTTGAGTAGCAGCGCGGTCTTTTCCGGCCGCAAACGCACCAGGCGCGAACGGCCCTGGTCAAACACCTCCCGCGGCGACATCTTGCGCGGGACAGGCGTGGCGATGGCTTGCAGGGCCGCCTGCTTCTCGGGCGGCATGGCCAGGAACTTGCCCGCCGATATGATGCCCACATCCGGGATGTCGAAGTCCATGGTGGTCAAGCCGGCTTGCAGCCAGCCTTCGAGATCGTGCTCGGTCCGCTGGTTGATCCTTTCCATGACCTCTTCCACCAGCCACTTGGCCTGGTTGACTTCGAGAAACGGCAGCCGCAACGCGGCCGCTCGTTCGGCCGGCAAAGTCTCAATGGCCTTGATCAACGCATCCGCGTGTCGCAACCGGCCGTGAAGCTCCTCGGGCTTGTTGATGCGCGAATTGCTCCCGGTCTGGCCGGGGAACTGAATGAGGTTGGCCGTCTCGTTGTGAATCAGGTTGCCGGATGATTCCAGGGCCGCCTTGAATCGGAAATTGCCCTTCGAGACGCCGCCGTACTGACCCGCGAACGCCGCCGCGCCGTCAATGCCGGATCGTTCCACGGTGACGCGGCCGGCGGTCAGGTCGAAGAGCGCCTGCTCGATCTGGTCCGCCAGGGCGGCCGTGCCATGTTCCACCATGAGCACGCAGCCGTCCGGATGGTAGCCAAATTCCGAAAGCACGTGCGCGACCAGGAAAAGCATCTCGTGCTGTTTTAGTCCGACGCTCTTGCCCGTGGCCTCGTCTTCCACCCGCGCTTTCAGACCGCGCGCGAAATTGCAGGCGGCGAACAGGTCCATGGCGTGGAGCTGGAGCAGGCGCATGGGCCGACGCTGGCCCACGGTGATCACCTGGAAGTCATGCCACAAGTCGTCGAAAATATAGCGCTGGCCCACGCTCATCCCCACGCGCGTGAGGGCCAGCTTGGGCCGGCAATCCGCCGCCGCACTGCGGCCGATGCGCGCCGCAGTCAGTTCGAAATCACTGGGACGGTACCGCATCAGGTTGTCGTAGCCGTAGCCCAGCGGCAACTTGTCGCGCGAGACCGTGGCGTCAATGCCGGGGATTGGTTGGCCGGAGCGGAACTGGCGCACAAACTCGCGGTAGGCCGGCGCGCACTTCCGGCCGTTCTGCTTGCAGAGGCCCTGCCAATAGCTGACAAACTCCGGGGCCAGCCCGCGCGCCTCGGGCACCTTCGACTTATTCAACAACGCGCGCCAGTTGCGGCTCTGCCGCCACATGTCGTATTTGCGGCGCGCGGTCTTCATGCTCACGCCCATGCGCGCGGCCACGGCGGCCAGGCTTTTCTGGATGGGCTTGCAGACGCCTGTAAGCTCCGCCAGCCATAATTCCAGTTCCTGACGCAGGTCAAGCGGCAGGCGCATGAACTCCGCAATTTCGTCGTGGGGAATGAGGGCGGTCATGATTGATTGAACTATGAAGAATTCCGTTCGAGTCTGTCAGCCGTGTCGCGTATAAGGGAAATGCATTCCTTGCGACGAATGTTGCTCACGAATTCTCCACCGGACTCTAAGAGTTCGCCGAACGGAGCAGCAATAATGCAAAACCCCCAACCATTTCTTAATTCCGACGCTGCGGCATCGGCCATTGCGGCCATCATCGCTGCTTTTTGTGCGTTGTCCATAGTGAGAAACGATTATCCCTTCACGAGAAGTAAGGCGTCCGAAAATGATGGGCAAAATCTAACGCTCGGCAGCCAATGAAAAATGTTTTCGCGATGCCCGACAACTATCAGCGGAATTCCACGGGCAAGAGCTATTCCACATTCCACATGCCGCCCACCGCGGTTAGCCGATGATCGTGGAGGCTCCGTAAAATTGATTTGAAGATCGGCCCCCATACAATCCTCCCAATCGTCCTGTGCAAATTTCGAGCGCAACTGCGCATTTTTAATTTCAGTGGATTCGTCTCCGTCTTCTTCGACAAGTTTTTCACCAGAGCCACCAATGGGCTTCCCTGCGTTATCCAACTGGTGTTTGCCGTCCAGCCAACGGGCTTGAACCTCGTGGCCCATTGTCCGAAGCTGTTCGCGATAGCCGCACAGTTCCTCTCGCCGACTGTATCTTGACGCTAGGTATATTTTCATAGTGCGAACATGTCTAAAATCGCCTGCGGTTTGCGGTCGTTTAACGGCTGCTTAAGCCAGGCTTTCACCGCGTTCAATGTCTGCTCCAGGCTGGCCTGGAAGGCGATGATGGGCGCGTCCGTGCGCACGTTGCAGAAGTCGGCCTTGAGCGCCCGCAGGCTCTTGTCAATGCCCGCCATGCTCTCCAACGCCGATTGCTCCAGCAGCGCCGCGGTCTCCGAGATCGACAATTTATTGCGCGTGTTGTCGCAACCGGGTTCGCGTCCGGCGCCTTTGCCGCCCTGCTTGTAGAGTTCCTCGAAGAATTCGCCCTGCGATTTTCCATCCGTCAATTTCTTCACCGCCGTTTGCAATTGGTCTCGCATCGCGGGCTTGAGCTTTGAGAGACTGCGCTTGAACGGATCGAAGGTCGCCAGGCCGGGCAGTTGTTTCAGGCGCGGAGTGGCTGCCTTGGCCATATCCATATAGCGATAGCCGGTGCTGTCCCCGATTCCCGCCTCGCGCTTGCAAAGCTCTTCCCAGCTATCAGCCGAGCTTTTTTCCTCCTGATCTGTATTAGCTACACTTCCCCCAACGTGGGGGAAGTGGTGCGGCACCAGGTCGCTCCTTTTGCCCCGGCTGATGCCGAAAGCCTTGTGCAGCGCCAGCAGTTCGAAGCCCACCATGACCTGCGAAAACAGCTTCCCTTGCTCAAACGCCTTGGCCGCGCTGAGCCAATAGCGCACGCCGTCCCAGGTGCCCCGGACTTTCACGGGGGATTTATTCGCTTTGGCCAGGGGCGTGGAGGCTTCGGATTGTTGTTCGGGCGAGAGCTTCGCGTATTCCTCCGGGCTGAAGCCGGCGGACGGATGCAAGTTGGTGGTTGGGGGATTCATTGCGAAATTATGATTCGATCACGGTCGGCGATTTAACTCCGGCCGATTCCAGGTGCGCGGCCAATTGAATACAGTCGATCTCCCACTGGGCTAAGATCGCGGCCAGCTTCTCGGGCGGCAGCACCTCGAACACCGTGGCCACGATGCCGGTGATCACGCCATAGGCCCGAGCCGAATCATTGGCGTCGCCAAACAGAATGACCACTTGCTGGCCCGCCACAATCGTGCCGATCCTCTCCAGGCTCGCTTCGGATATTTGGTTCATGCGGGTTGCGTCGCCAATTTGTTGTGCCCCAGCCAGCGCCGCCGGAGGAACGCCGCCAGCGTCTCGCGCGGGTAAAGCGTGCGGCCTTTCACCAAGCCGCCGTTGAGTTCCAGCCCGTAGTCCAGCCGGGTGCGGTGGCGAATCTGAAACATCGAATCCACTTCCCCTGCGTGAAAGGTCGTGCGCCGGATCGGGAGAATTTTCTCAATGACCTGGTCGAGGGAAAGATCGTGGCCCTCGCCAACATCGCCGCCCTCGTCGCGGGCGACGACCTCATCCCACCAGAAGCGCAGATCGCGGCGGTCGCCCTGCAAATTGTTCGCCAGATTCCAAACCCAGATAAAACCGGGCTCCAACAGCGTGCCTTCGTCGGCCAGGCTGAGCAGCTTCACCGCGCTCCAGCCGAGCCGGGCGGCGGCCACGTCGAGTTTGACGAGTTGGGCGTTCATGCTTTACGACGCGCCAGCAGCCAACGCGAGGCGGCCGCTTGCATCGCCTGGGCGATCATGCTCTGGGTTGGCCGGGTCCGGCGAGGCGCCGGCAACTCGGTGGGCAGCGGTCCCACCTGGAAAACGTAGACCAGCCGCGGGTTGAAGTACGCCTTGATGATGGATCGGCCGTACCACCCTTTGCTCATCCGCCGGAATACGCCGTGACAGCCAACGCCTATGCGCCGGGATTCGTCGGCGAGGAACGCCTTGAGTGTGAGCGGAGCGGTCATGACTTCGATCCCCCTCCTTGAATGAGGCAAGCGATATGCAACAACTTCAACTTGCACACATCCGAGAAGTCGTCACAGCCAAAGAGTTCCGCCAGCATGCCGGCTAGGCCGATCACCGCGATCAGCGGCGTGTAATAGATGGCGCGAAGGATTTTCATGCCAGAAACAGGAGGATGATCATCAGGATCGCCACCACCGTCATGCCGGCCAGGTCAATGAGGCATTCGCGAGCCGAACCGAACCGGGAAAACCACCCGTTGCGAAATTTGCGGAGACGGGTCGCTCCCGAACTGTTGGACGCGCAGTGATTCTGCCGGTATCGAGCCGCCGCGCGTCCCTCGCAATTCGCTGGCGAGCATGAATCAGGCTCGAAATTCGAAAATGACCTGCGGTCATGCCATCGGCAGGACAGGAAGATTGACCAGAGCACGGCGAAGCTCGCCACCGACAGGCCCAGCCACGCCAACAGGATGTATCCCAGAAGAGTCACGACTTGGTGGCCTCCTGCCGATCCCAGCGGCCGCGGGGGTTTGGTTTGGCGGCCGCGAAGTTCAGCGCGCCGAACCGGGCGGCGATGGCCTCAGCCAGCTCGAAGCGCTGGCTGGAAAACAATTCTCCGTCGCCAATGATCTGTCTGGCCAGGTTGTGGAGTTGGGTGGCCGTCTGGGCGTCGTTGATGGCCACTAGGTATTCGGATTTGCTCATAGGGTGGTTTCCGATTTGGTAGCCGCTACCGGATCGGTAGGCGACACGGGTAAAAAAACATTAACCGGCCCAATCTTAAAATTTTGCACGGCGCTCCGTTTCTGCATCACGCCGTTGATCTCCCGCAGCAAGTTGACCGCCTCGTCCACCGCGTGCCGGCTCTGCCGCGGCGTGGCCTGCCAGGTGGATGACTGGGGGTTAATCGCGTAAACCTTTCCCGTAGTCGTCTCCATCACCTCAATTATCCGCATCAACTGCAGCTCGGAAAGCGCGGTTGAAATGTGGGTGGTGTTCAGGCCCGTGAGTTGCGCGAAGAAGTCCAATTTCGGCACGCGCACAACGCCCAGGCCTTCTTCCCATGAGAGCGACAGGATTACCGATGCCAACGTGCGTGGCCGGTCGCTGATCTTGAACCGGCGCAGTTCATGTCGCAGCCAGTTCGCCGCCACGCGCAACTGCGCCATGTCACCGGCCTGTTCCTGCTCCTTGTTTGTCATGTGGTCTCCTGTAATTTGCGCTCAAGGGCTTTGCGCACGACTTTGCTCCGGTCCGCGTCTTCCGCTTGCACTAATGCGTCGATTCTCGGTATCCAGTCAGCGGGTATCCAAGCCCCAATGAAGACACATTCCGACCTGCGGTAGGCGCCCCTTTTCTGTTTGGATTTAATCATCCGCTCTTAGGGTTACACACAGTTTAACACCCGTCAAGCTTTTTTCTTGAATATAAATAAATGGGTGTTAAACATTGGGCGTGGCCAACAAACGAGCAGTCGACCAAGTTTTCATCGGAATCTGGGTTTCAGATTCGATGGCCGCCAAAATCGAGGAGGCCAGAGCAGGCACCCCTCGTTCTCAGTTCACGCGCGACGCCATCGCGGATTATTTACGCAGCAAAGGCTTTTCCATACCGGATCAGGAGAAGAGCGCCCCGAGCCGCGTGAAGTTTAAAACGCTCGCCAAGCAGGGAGATTCAGGAACACGGCATGCCCGAAAGCCTTCGGTCAATTCAGCGCCGCCTTCCACAATGGGAGCATTGGTAGAGCGGACTTCTTCTTTCGGTAGGAAGAAGAGCGGTTGATCATCACATGGGCGCTCACCTCCAGTTGCCTGGCCCAGCGGCGGAGCTTTTTGGCTTCGTTCAACCGCACAATTGGGGGCCAAAGGGAGGCGATGGTTTCAAGTTCAAGTTCCAGTTGGACCGGGCAATATGCTTTTTTGTTTTTCATAGTGTGGCAATCATCACACCACTGGTTGGACAAATGCTGTCCATGTGGATAAGTCGCCAATAACTTCATCGCCATGAAAAACGCATTTCTTCTTTTTGCCATTATCATCGGTTTTTGCGGATGCACGCAGAAGCCCGATCCCCAGGTTGCCAAGCTTGAAAGTCAAGTTGCCATGCTTCAGAGCAACGTGGCGCTATTGAAAATGCGGCAGGACAACACCAGTAATTATTTGGATTGGGCGACAGGAATAATTACGAACCTGGTGGAAATTTCAGCAACGAATGTAAATGACATTAAGGTCATAGCCGCATACTCACTGGAAAATGATTTTCAAACCAAACAGCTTTCGGGAACCCTATCGAATTTGATATCGACCCTAAACGCATCCCATCCGGGCCAAGCTTCTTTTCGCATCGCACAGTCTCCTCCAGGGCAGATGCCCGCAGCCGTGGCCGCTCGCATTCGGTCGGACGCGCAGCTGCAATGGCCATCTGATTACGAAATGCAGGTTTACGAAATCAAGAAGCAGACCGAGGCTTGGCGCAAATTAAATCCGTGACATCCCGGCGATCCGTGGTTCAATAGTCGGCGCACGGTGGGCGCCTTCCGCCCGCCTTTTTTATTCCCCGAAAGATCGATGGTGCCGCACAGGCACGCTTTTGGCGGAGCTGTGTCATTCTCGCGGCGTGCAGGGCAAACTGATTCACTCAAACACCCAAGCCACTTTTGACCACACCCGGTCAAGGGCGGTCGTGCAGGTCTGTTCCGGTTTGCCCACCGTGTCCTGCGCGGCCGCTTTCATTTCCGGCCGGCCGGCGGGGCGCATCAACCCGGCCAATAGGCCACAACCACAAACACCATGAAAAATAAATTCACCTCCGCTCTCGCCGCCGTGGGCCTGGTCGCCGCCCTGGCCGTCCTTCCCGGATGCGCCAGCAGCGCGGCCAAACTACTCGCCAGCCCGCCGGCGTCCCACATCGTCCATCTCACCGGCAACGGGAACAAAGACGGCATCGTCTACGATCCGCTCACCGGCCAGGCTTCGCTCGGAGTGGCCAATGTCTACGCCACGCTCACCACCATCCCCATCTACGCCTACGTGGGCAGCAACGGCTTGCCGGTGCTCCTGGTGCCGGACGTGTCCGAGTCGTTCGAGCTGGCCGGCAAATCGTTCCTGTTCGGCAGCGCCGGCCAGACCCACACGCTGGCCAGCGGCAATGGCGTGCTCACCCAGGTCGGTGGCCAGCATCAGCCGATCAACGAGGGTTTTTACTCCACCAACAATTTGATGACGTATTCGCAGCTTCAGACGGCCACCGGAGCGGCCACGCCGCTGAGCACGCAAACCGTCCAGACCAGCTCCACAGGCACCAACGGGGTGACGACCACGACCACCAGCAAGCCCGGGCTCCCGCTGAGCGTGCCCAGCTTTTAACCGTGGGCTCGCACACAATGGATCAACACTTCAACGCGATGCTGATCGCCAAAGCGGTGGAGTCAATTAAACACGCGATCAAAGAAAGCGAGAAACGAATCATGGCAACCACACAAGCACAGTTGGACGCGGCCATTGCCGCGCTCCCCGGTCAAATCGAAACCGCCGTTGAATCGGCGCTGGCTCCGGTCATCACGGCCATCCAAGCCGCGGCGGCCGCCAACGGAGTGGACCTCACCAGCGAGGTCAACAGCCTCAGCGCCATTCCGGCCACGGTGTCCGCCGCGGTCGCCACGGCCTTGACGGCCACGCCGCCGCCGGCCGCGTCCTAATCCCTGGAAATTCCCGCGCATAATGCAAACCAAGCTGGCAACCGTTAGTGGGGCCACCAGCGCGAAGCGTGTGTGTCAGCGCCCGAAGGACCGGGCAAGTGAAGACCCGTCGGCATATAAGCCATTGATGCGAAAGCCGCGACAAACGGGCAATGGGATTAACTCCGACGCAGTCGGAGCTGGTGGCACGTCTTCTCCTTTGCTCCACGTGGAACTTCAAATGTTCGACGACACGCGGAAGTTTCTCCGCCGCGAATTCGAGGCGCTTCAATTGCAGCCGGCTGGCGCGCGACGGAATGCGCGCATCGCCGAGATCAAGGTCCGCAGCCAACAGCTCTTGCTCGATGTCGTCAAGTGGATCGAACGGAACGCATGAACCTAGCCGCGAAATCTTTTGACCCTGGCAACGCCCGGAGCTGCGCCAGCTTCAGCGCCGACGCCTATCGGCAATCGACCCTTTGCGACACTGGCACGGACACGCACGTACTCATCGGCGAATCGGCTGATTATCTGATCTTGGCGTTTCGCGGCACCGCCAGCATTCGTAATTGGATCACCGACTCGGAGTTTGAGCGGGTGAACCTGGTTGCCTGCGAGGACGGCTCCATTTCCAAAGTTCACAAGGGCTTTGAGCGCGCCCTGAACAGCGTGTGGGAGCGGATATACGCCAGGCTGGGCGGTTCCCAAGTTTTCAACGTGCAGAACTGCAAGCCGATATTTGTCACCGGCCATTCGCTCGGCGGTGCCCTGGCCATTCTCGCCGCGCTGACTTTGCATCGCAACGGTTTCCAGGTCGCGCAGGTTTATACGTTCGGCCAGCCGCGGGTTGGCAATGGCGATTTCAAGCGGCGGTATGAAAAATTCCTGGGCAATCGTACATTCCGGGTGGTCTATGAGGAGGACATTGTTGCGCGCGTGCCCCACCTTCCGGCCTGGCACGATCCTTATCGCCATGTCGGCACGGAGGTTTTCCTGCCGGCCATCAGCGGCGAAGCTCCTTTGATTGATCCGTCCATCTGGTCGCTCCTGGCTTCGGACGTCTGGGGAATCTACCGCGCATTCTGCATCAGCAAGTTCGCTGGCGCCATTGATCCCATCCAAGACCACCATATCAACAACTACACGTCGGCCCTCGACTGCCTTTCCGAATAATGCCAGCCCCCGCCACAGCCATCCACCAGGAGGTCGTTTGGAAAAACGACGAGGTCCTCGCTTTCGCCGTGGCCCTGGTCAAGCACGCCCTGGCCAAGCTCGACGCCGGCCAGGCCTGTTGGACCACGGACATCGTGCCCGACGCCGAGCGAGGCACGGGCAACGGCATTGCCGGGAGCGTGGTCACCCTGTTGCAAAACGCATCGGTGATCGAGCCCGTCGGCATCGTGCAACAGGGCACCTGGTATGCCAACCGGATCAAGAGCGAGCGGCCCGGCGCCAAGTCTCGCTGGCTGAATGTCTACCGCCTGGCCAGCCGCGGGATGGCCGGGGAATTTCTGGCCCGCCATGGCCACGCAGTGGCCCCCAGGGAAACGCAGCCAAATATTTTATGATCGTTGCTGAAACCATCGCCACCGGAATCAACTGGAGCCTCATCGCGACTCTCGTGATGGCCATCGGCACTTTCGGCATGTGGATCGACGGCCGGCGGAGCCGCAAGACCGTTTTGGAGCAACCCGTCGACGTGCGCCTGGTCAAGGCGCTGCATGAGGAGTTCGCGCAAAAGGCCGAGTTCGAGCAGCTCGTCAACAGCAACACGCAACGCCACAGCCAAATTTTCAAGCGGATCGAGGACGTGGAGCGCGAGGCCCGGGTGTTAATCGGCGCGGAGGTTTCCAAGATCAATTTGGATCGGCAGCGCACCATGGAGAAGCTCAATGAGCAATTCACCTTCATCCGCGAGTCGCTCGCCAGCATCAACACGGAGCTAAAAATCAACCGGGAGAGCAACCAATGACCGCCAGAGAAACAGCTATCGCCAAGAAAATCCTGGACTTCCTGCACGAGCAGGACGGCCACCAGGTGCATGTGTTCACCATCCACGGCGGCATCGGCGGCTTGGCGAGCTGCCCGGCCCGGGAATTTGACGCGGTGTTGACGGAGTTGGACACCCAGCGGTTCATCATCGGCGTATCCACCAAGTTCAAGGGCATCCTTTGGAACATCAGCGACGCCGGGGAAGCCGCCCGACTGGAGATGTGAATGAATGAGCGCACCCGAAAAACTGCGAGCCGGCACCCAGAGCGAGATCACCAAGCTCAAGGCCATTTGGCGCACCATGTCCGAGGAGGCGCGCGATTATTGGCGCGAGCGCTTTGTGTGCTCGGAATTGTCGCAGGCGGAAATCCGGCGGGAGCTGTTTGCCAAGCTCAAGATCAACCTCAAGTACGATTCCAAGCTGAACGCCTTCCGGGATTGGGAGCTGGCGCAGCGTGCGCTGGACCTGGAGGCCGAGCGCCAGGCGGAGGACGCCCGGAGGTTCACCGAGGAATTTGGCGCGGACAACATGGAGCTGGTCCGGGAAAAGGTCCTGAAAAAATCCTACGCCCGGGCGATTGCCAGCGGGGACTTCAGCGAAGCGCGCAAGACAATTGTGCAGGACGTGAACCTGGAAAAGATATCCCTGGACAAACGCAAGGTGGTCTTGCTGGAGAAAAAGGCGGCCGCGTTCGACCAAGCCAAGGAAGTGGTGGAATCCACGCTTACGCCGGAAGAGCAGCGCGCCAAGCTCAAGGAAATTTTGCAGTGATCAAAGCCAAGCCCATCGTCAAGACCAAGGTCCGCCCGTTGCGCGACAGCACCATCCCCGCGCGCATCTCGCCCAAGGACCTGCTCTTCCCGCTTCAGCGCAAATACGTCGACGACCACAGCCAATACAAGATCGCGGTCACTACGCGCCAATGGGGCAAGAGCACTTGCACGGCCGGCGAGACCGTCCATGACAGTCTGATCGACCCCGGCACCAAATGGGTGACCATGAGCGCCGGCGAGCGCCAGAGCCTCGAATGGCTCGGTAAAGCCAAGGAATGGCAGGCCGCCTATCAGATGGTCATCGAGGACGTGGCGGAAGATCGTGGCGGACTGGCCGAGGGGCTGTTGCGTTCGGCGGACATCCAGTTCAGCAACGGCTCGCGCATCATCGCCATCCCGGCCAATCCCCAGACCGCGCGCGGCTACTCCGCCAACGTCAACCTCGACGAGTTCGCCTATCACGAAGACCCCTCCGGAATCTGGGCCGCGATGTTCCCGGCAACGACCAATAAACTGGCCGGCACATTTCTGGATCGCTTCCGCGCGTTGATCAAGGGCGAGGACACCAACATCCAGCGCACGCTTAAACTGCGCGTGGTTTCCACCTTCAACGGTAGAAACAACAAATTCTTCGAACTTTTCGAACGCGCCAAGCAAAACGGGTATAGCGCGCATAAGGTGACCATTCACGACGCCATTGCCGACGGCATGCCGTTGGACGCGGAGAAGTTGCGGCTCGCCCTGGACGACGCCGACGCCTGGGCGCAGGAATATGAATGTGAGCCGATGGACAGCAGCACCGTCCTGCTGCCTTACGAGCTGATCGCCAAATGCGAAAGTCCGGAGGCCACGACCACCGTCACCGTAGAATTCTGGCTGGTGTCGAAAGCCCGGCCGCTCTTCGCCGGCATAGACTTCGCCCGCAAGCGCGATCTCAGCGTGATGTGGACCGACGAGCTGGTCGGCGATGTGACCCAGGCGCGGGAGGTTCTCGAACTGCGCAGCATGTCCACGCCCGACCAGATCGAGCTAATGCGCCCCCGGATCAAATGCTGCCAGCGGGTGGCCCTGGACTATACCGGTCCCGGCGTGGGCATGGGTGATTACCTGGTCAAGGAGTTTGGCGAATACAAACCCGAGGCCCACAAATTTGGCAAGATCGAACTGGTCACCTTCAACAACACAAACAAGGTGGAGATGTTCAGCAAGCTGCGGATGGTCTTCGAGCAGGGCAAAACCCGCGTGCCGGTAAACCGGGCGGTGCGGGAGGACCTCCACAGCATCTGCCGGGTGGTCAGTCCCCAGGGGAATATCACCTATCGCGCCCCGCACACCGAAGACGGCCATGCCGACCGATGCACCGCCAAGGCCCTGGCTGAGCGAGCGCGCGGGCAGCAAATCGCCGAAATAGGAGCCGCCATCGGATGACCAAAACCCAAAAAGCCAATTTGCCCGCCATTGCGTCGGAAGCTCCCCGGGGGTCCGAACATGCCGCCGGGCGCACATCCCCCCCTCAGAAGGCCATTAAATCACTTTTAACAGGTGTCTGGCGCCTGCGTACTCTGGACGGGGTGGCTCCCGGAAGCCGTTTTTTGTGGTTGGAGGTTTCCGATGTCTAAAAACCTCCAATTCTCGCCCTTCACCGGGAACGTCTTCCGCCGGGCCGAATTGCCCCCCCGCCGGGAGGAGAAATCCCTGTCCCCGGACATGCAAGCCTTCGTCCAGGGCACCGACCTGGACACCTACGACAACGGGAACGCCTCCAAGTTCGTGACGGCCTACGCCCAGAGCGCATGGGTCTATTGCGCGGTCAGCATCCTGGCGCAGTCCGTGGCGCAGATACCTTTCCGAATCTCCCGGGTTAAGGGCGGCAACGCCAAGCAAGTCCGGGCGCTGCGCAATTCCGCCCATCCCGAGCATCGCAAGATCGTGCGGCGCGCCCTGGATGAGGAAATCATCACGAGCGGCCCCGTGGTCGACTTGTTCGAACGGCCGCACCCGACCATGGATCGCCAGCTCTTCTGGGAGATGGTGGTCACGTGGAACGCCATGCGCGGCGAATTCTTCATCCTGCCCTTGGACCGAATGGATGGCCCCGTCGATATGTCCGACCGTCACCCGAGGGTCGAGCGCATGATCACCCTGCCCACCGAACTCTTTTGGCACATCGTGGTGGGTTACGATCTGGAGGGTTGGCGCTATACCGGCAGCCCGCTGCTCACGCCGCTGCCCAGCCAGATGCTACTGCCCAGCGAAGTGCTCTTCTCGCGCCAGCCCAATCCGTACCTATTCTGGCGCGGCATGAGCCCGCTGATCGTTGCCGACGTGGCTTGCCGCACGGACTACGCCGGCGAGCAATACGCCAAGGGCCTGTGGATCAACAATGCCGACACCGGCGTCATCGTGACCACCGACCAGCAGGCCACCAAGGAACAGCAAGCCGCCATCCTGGCCGCGCTGCGCGAGCGCAAGCGCAAGGCCGGCACCGCGGACCGCCCGCTCTTTTTGTGGGGCGGCGCCAAGGTGGAGAAGCCCACCCTCACCAGCCAGGACATGCAATTCCTGGAAACGCGCAAATTCCTTCGCCGCGAAATCTTCGCCATCCTGAAAGTCCCCGACGTGATGGCGGGCTTTACCGAGGATTTGAACGACGGCGGCGCCGGCGGCAGCCTGGACGCGCAAAAGATCAGCTTCATCGAGAGCACCGTCGGCAGTCTCTGCACGCGTTGCGAAACGGCCGTGCAGCCCGTGGTGACCAGTTTTGGCGACGACCTGGTCGGCTGGTTCGACATTGATTCACTGCCCATCATGCAGGCAGCGCGCCGGCAGCGTTGGGATACGGCCGGGAAAATGTTTGGCATTGGCGTCCCGCTCAACGACATCAACACCTCGCTTGATCTTGGCATGCCCGAATACAAATGGGGCAAGGACGCCTATCTTCCGTTCAACCTCCAGAACATCAGCAACCCGCCCGAGGCGATGCCGAGCGAAGCGCCGGAGGGCGAGACCGAAGATGACGATGAGGAGGATCAGAACAAAAGCAATCCGTTTGCGCGCATGGGCCGTGTGCTCGCCGCGATCAGGCCGTCCAATCAAGCATCGGCCCCCCAGCAGCAATTGCGCGCCAATACCGCGGCCCTGTGGCGCAAACGGATGAATTTCCGCCAGGCGCACGTCAATCTCTTCAAAGGCAAGGTCGGCAAGGTCCTGAACGTTTTCCGAAAGAAAACGCTGGCCAAGCTTGACGAGGTTCACCTGGAGAAAGCCGCCGGCCGGCTGAGCTGGGAAGCCAAGAGCCTGGTCGACATCATATTTGACCGTCACGACTTCGCCAACTCCCTATCGGATGAACTCAAGCAGCCTATCCAAGCGCTGTTGCAATCGGCCGGTGAGCAAATGCTGTCGGAGATCGGCTATGAAGATCCCTGGAAATATCCGCCCAAGCAGGTCCTGGAATATATCACGGGCCGTCAGCTCAAGATCGTGGGTGTCAGCGACGCAGTGCGCAACGAACTCAACACCACGTTGAGCGAAGGCGTCGAGGCCGGCGAAACGCATCAGCAGCTCGCGCAGCGTGTGATGGACAAATTTAATGATCTGACGGCCGGCAAGGCCAAGGTGATCGCCCGCACCGAAGTCAACACGGCCACCTGCAAAGCCGGCTATGTGGCCATGAAGGATGTCGGCATCGAGCACAAATCCTGGCTGGGCAGCCACGGCCCGCACGCGCGCGAAGGCCATCAGAGCGTTGAGGACGCCACCGTGGACGCGCCCATCGCCATCGGTGAACTCTTCGACGTGCCCAACGAAGAGGGCGCCGTTGAACAGATGATGCAGCCCCTGGACGAAGAGCACGGCGCCACCGCCGGCAACATCATTAATTGCCAATGCGACGTGGTCGCCGCGCAATTGGAATCCGAGGACGAGACCACGGCGACCTTCAAAATTTACGGCATCGGCCGCATGACATTTCCCAAACGAAAGCTATGAAAACACTCGATCAACTCCTCAAGGAATTCGGCGCCCGCATCTGCACGCTCAACACTGGCGCGCCCGGCATCCGGGCCGGCGTGCATTGCACGGTCAAGGAAGTCGCCGGCGAAGCGCCGGTGATGGACTTCATCGGCAGCGACAACACGGTCGACCGATACAACGAGGTCATCGACCAGGCCGGCTGGCAACTCGACAACTTCCGCGCCAACCCGGTCATCCCCGACTGCCACGATTATTCCAGCGTCGGCAAAATTCTGGGCCGCGCGCAAACCGTCGGCGTCACCAACGGCCAGCTCTGCAACCGCGTCGAGTTCTGCCTGGATAATCCCATGGGCGCCATGGCCTATAAAATGGCCAAAGGCGGCTTCATCAAGTCGCAGAGCGTCGGCTTTATTCCGCTGGAATGGATCAACGGCAACGACAAGGACAAGCCCGACCGCACCTATACCAAGACCGAGCTGCTCGAAATCTCGCTCGTGGTGGTCCCCGCCAATCCCGGCGCGACCGTGGGCTTGGCCTTGAAATCCGGCGCCATCGTTCGCGCCGACATCAAGGCCGTCATCGAGCATCTCCAGGGCCTGTCCGGCTCGGACCAATTTTGCAGTGAAGAAAAGCAAGCTCCCCACCCCGGCTGCGCGTCCGGTGAGGGAACTCCTGACGCGCATTTGCTGCAAATCGCTCGTGGCCTAAATGAGGTCCTCAAACGGGCGTGACAAGTTCAACCGCACATCAACACCCAATATAACCATGAAACAATTGTTAAAACCGTACCGCCATTTGACCGCCTTGTTCTGCGTGATTCTCCTGGCGGCCCTCATCTCCCACATCGCTCCGCCGCTGGCCGGCGTCGCCTGGTTCGGCGTCGTGCTGTACCAGCTCACGCAGTTTGCCATGAGCAAGGGCTACCGCCGCGGCCGCGTGTTCTTCTCCGCCCTGACTCCCGAGCAGATCAAGGAATTTGAGGACGCCACCAAGGCGGCCGCCAAATTCATCGGCGACAACTCCGAACTGTTCAAATCCCTCCAGGACAAGGAAAAGGGCTTTGCATCGTTGCAGAAGATTCCCGAACTCATGAGCTCCGAAGCCAAGCGCGTCGACCAGCTGGAAGCCGAAGTCCGCAAGCTGCGCAAGCATGTGGCTTCCTCCATGCAGACCGGCGTGCGCTGGGTCGGCAACGTCCCATTCGTCACCGACGATTGCGCCAAGGCGCTTTCCTCCGTGTTGGTCCTGGAAGCGCACAAGCTCGGCGAAAACGCCATGCGCCAGCTCAACAAGGAGCAACGCTCCTGGGAATCCCTGGTGAATCTCTCCCGTGAATATCTCGGCATCGAGACCAAGGCCGGCGGCGCGCTCACGCCCACGGACATTCCGTTGCCCACCATCTACATGCCGCAGGTCATCGAGCTGGTGTTCAAATACGGCCAGGCCCGGCAATATTGCACGGTCTTCCCGCTCGGGGCCGGCACCGTCAAACTGCCCCGCTTGCTCGCCGGTGAAGACGCCTTCGGGTTCCTCGGCGCCGGAACGGCCGGCATCAGCCAGACCGTCACCCAGAAGGAAGTCACGGCCACGCTCGTCACCTTCACCGCCAACAAGGCCGGCGGCCTCATCCGTATCCCGACTGAACTGGAGGAGGACACGTTCATCCAACTCGGCCAGTTCCTGGCGCGATACATAGCCCGTCAGCTCGCCAAGCTCGAAGACACGACACTGTTCCTGGGCGACGGCACCGGCACTTATGCCAACATCACCGGCATTGGCCAGTTCTGCGTCAACAATCCCACGTACCTTCGCGTGCTCAAGGCCGGCAATACGATGGCCACCGACGCCACCATCAACGACTTCCGCGCCATGCGCGGCCTGGTCAATGCCGGCGTGCTCGCCAACATGGCCGCCAGTGGACAGACCATGGCGGCGTACTACCTGCATCCCTCGCTCGAATCGTTGCTGGTGACCTTCAACACGATTGGCACTCCGCAAATCTACATCCCGGGCCGCAACGGTCAGCCCGCCACCCTGGACGGCTGGCCCATCCGCTGGATCGGCGTGTCCGTGGCCAACGACAACAACGCGCATCCCAATGGCTTCATCGCCTTCTTCGGCGATCTAAGCTTTTGGTACTTGGGCGAACGCGGGGCTCCCCGCGTCGAGATCAGCCGCGAAGTGTTCTTCACCACGGACGAACTCGCGATGCGCGCCCTGGAGCGTATTGACTTCGAGGCCATGGCCCTGGACGCCATGTCGGCGCTCCAATTGCCGCCGGCCTAAACAATGTTCCGCGTGGCGGCGGGCGAGTGTCCGCCGCCATTCGGAAAACCTCCACAACCGAAATCCTTAAGTTTTTACCAATATGGCTGAAACGTTCAAAACCCCGAAAGTCGGCGACGAGGTCAACCACGTCGCCCCCAACACCCTGAAAGTCACCAAGACCAAAGTGGTCTCCGTTAGCGAGAAACACGATGGTCGGCTCGTCACCGTGGAAGTTCCGGTGACCACGCAAAACGCGGACGGTGATCCCGTCGAGACCACGCAGAAAGTCACCGTGCCCCATCGCCCGAAAGACAAGATGGGCGGCGGCACCTGGCATTTTGCGATGATTCTCCTCTTGGCGCTGCTCGCGCTTGGCGTTCGAAAGGCGCTGGCGAACATCCCGACCTATCGCACGTTCGGCACTTACGGCAGCGCGGCCGCCCCGAGCACCATCGTATTGCCCGCCGATCAGTTCTCGCAGATTCGCATCGTGTCGATCAACTACAAGAGCGACACGAACATCGCCAACCTCAACATGAGCAGCGGGACCACGGCGCTTTCCGTGACCACCAGCAACAGCATGTACAGTGGCACCGTCACCAACATCGTCAACGCCACCAACGGCCTGTCCACCTCGGCCACCGTGGTCTTGATGCATTGGGCCAGCGGCGTCGGCTACACCAACGGCGTGACCTCCTGGTACAACACCGGCACCAACATCATGCCGGCCGGTTTGCTTACCAACCAGGTCACGACCACCGGCACCTACGGCACCGGCCCGGCCGGCGCGTTGGCCACCAACGTCAGCTACATCGTCACGACCGCGGCCTTCCCGGTCTACCCGAGCGTGTCCGACGAAATCTACGTGATGGGAACGGTCAGCTCGCTCTACGTCGGCGCCGGCACCAACCAGTGGATCAACGGCGACGCCATTTACAGCGGCGCCTATGGCCGACCGGTCATTGTCTCGCTCACCCCGGCGAACGTGAGCAACACCATTCCCGTGCTGAGCACGCACTACGACAGCGCCAGCCAGCCTTAACCGGCCTTTAACGCATGTTTAACCAACCGCCAAAGGATCGCGCGATGCGGCCCGTGTACATCAAGACACGGATCGCCGTGCGACCTTTGGCGGTCTCTCAATCCAACGTGCGCCAGACGGATCAATGGCTCCGCGAGCGCAAATTCCGCAACCTTAACGAGCGCAAGGATCAAACACCGTGAACGCCGGCTTCTCCAACCTGACCACGCTCAAGCAGACCCTGCTCGCGAAAACCATTTCGAGCGACACGCGCTTCGACGATTTCATCGCCGCCATCGGTCTGGGCATCTTCGGCCAGATCGAGCGCTACTGTAATCGCAAGTTCATGTGGCAAGTCGGATCGCAGGAGGAATTTCAGGCCGACCGGTCCAGCTTTGTGCTGGAACGCTTTCCCGTGGTCGCCCCCATCACCCTGGTGGAATACAAGCAGGACGAGCAGACCGGCTGGGTTGTGCAACCGCAGAATACGTCCGCCGCCAATCTGATTGCGCCGGCTCCCCTGATAATCCGCAGCCTGGATACAAAGAACGGCATCATCTATTTCCCGGATGACGACGATTGCGGCGAGTATTACAGCGCCATGCGCTTCACCTACACGGGCGGCTATTTCTGGGAGCAATTGGAGCCCGATGACGCCGCCCATCCCAGCGCCGTGCCCGCCGGCGCTTCGCTCCTGCCGGACAGCGTGCGCCTGGCGTGGCTGCTCCAATGCAAGCACGTCTGGAAGAATCAGGACAAAACCGGCGTGGACCTGCTTAAGTCCGGCGACGTGCGGTCGCTGCGCTTCCCCGAAGACTGGGCTCCGAGCGTTGAAAAAATCCTGGACGACCATGTGCGCATGGCTTGGACCTGATGCCCACCACTCTCAAAATTGAACTGACGCCTCAGGCTCAAAAGCTGGTGGCCTCCATGCAGACTTTGCCCGGCCGCGTGATGGACGCCATCCGCCTAGGCATGGACCAGGCCAACCAGATCGCCCTGGGCAAGATCAAATCCGAGCACCTCACCGGGCAAGGCCCGTTTCCGGTCGAGGAGCACAAGCTTGGCCGCATCACCGGCCGCCTGCGCGGCAGCGTCTATGCCAGCGGCGCGCAGCAAACCAGCGGCAGCCAAGTCGATTCGGCCATTGGCAGCAACGTCATTTACGCGGCCATTCACGAATTTGGCGGCGTCATCCATCACCCGGCGCGCCAGGCCAAGGTCCGCCACAAAACCGACGCCCGCGGCAATCTGGTCAAGCAGCTCTCGAATGAGAAGCTGCTCGTATTCGCGAAGGCCGGCGCCAAGCGCGCCCGCGAAACCACGGTGGAAATTCCCGCGCACGACACGACCATGCCCGAACGCGCTCCGATCCGGACCGGCATCGCCGAATCCGCCCCGGCCTACACGCGCAACATCAGCCGCCAGATTTTGGCCGCCTGGAAAGGTTTACAATGACCTTCGACGAAATCCTGGACAAGCTGCCCTATGAGCTGGCCGCCCGGCTGGAGAGCGATCCCTTCTTCACCTGCATTCCCATCGTCGTCGCCGACAAGGGCAACGTCGCGCGCGAATATCAGCAGAAGCAAGCCGTCATCACCGAAAAATCCGGCAAGCGCGGCGCGGCCGTTTTCGTCCTGCAATTGCTCGGCGACGACATTTATCCCGGCCTCCCGGGCGCTCCCCTCAAATTGCGGCCCTCCATTCAGGTCATTGAGAATCGCGAGCTGAACGAAGACGAAAGCGGGACGCAGAAGAGCGTGCGTAAAATCTGCCGGCACATCATTAAATGCCTGAAGGTACTGAACATCGAGGGCCTCGTGCAGGGCCTCACCTGCGACAATCCCGCGTTTGAGCCCGTGCCTCTGGGCGAAGAATTCGGCGAAGGCACCTTGAGCTATCGCGTCAACTTCGTCTGCCAGGAAGCCTCCGGCGAACAAATCTCCTACTGCCAGGTGCCGACCTGCACGCAAGTCGCGAACACGCTCGCGGTGGCCTTGGCCACCGGCACGGGCGGCGCCGCAATCTGGTACACGACCGATGACAGCTATCCCTATCCCGGCGACCAAAACAGCTTCCCCGACAGCACCAGCCAGCAGTACGGCGCGCCCATCGCCGTGCAAGCCGACACACCGTTAATCATCCGCGCCTGCAGCTATCTCGATGGCTACGTGGCCAGCAGCATCGCGCGTTGGACCGTCATCATATCCGACTGAACCATCAACCATCATCCACTAACCAACCATGAGCGCTATCGTCATCCCCTCCATCATCCAAGGCCCGGCCTACATTCTGCACGGCGGCGTGGTCATCTACGTCGAGTCCGACATCGAGGTCGAGGAGACCGTCGAGTCCTGGACGCCCAAGACCACCTTTGCCGATGCCGGCGAGCGGCTCAAGTCGCGCCTCATCAAGATCAGCTTCACGCCCGTCGGCATGCTGACCACCGGCCTGCTCAATTACTTTTACGAGGCGCACCTGGCGCCGCAGACCTACGTGGGCGCCAGCATCATCCCCACCAGCAACTATGCCGTGACGATCTGCTCGCTCATGGAGAATAAAACCTATGGCTACGTGCGTGGCGGCCTGGCCGCGCCGCCGGACCTGCAATGCGGCCCAGGCAAGACCCTCTTTGGCAAGGCGAGCATCTGGTGTCTCGGCGCGGCCGCCACGGCGCCCACCAACGCCAATTTCCTGAAAGCCGCCATCGGCACCGTCACGGCCGACACCAGTTTTGACGCCAGCAAAATCAAGTCCGACATCTACCAGGGCGTGCTGGGCGCGCTTTCCTCGCCGTTCAATTCCATCGGGTCCATGGAGGGCTTCATGTTCAAGTTCGGCTTCAAGCCCAAAACGATCACGGCCGGCGACGTGGGCATCGCCGACATTATCCTGGATTCCGACGGCTTCAACATCGCCGCCCAGTTTGCCCCCTCCAATCTCACTGAGGCCAACCTGGACACGCTCCTGGCGTACCAGGGCGCCAACGCCGTGCTGCCCGGCCAGGCGTTCGGCAACGCGACCAGCGCCAGCGGCAACCTGGTCCTGACCGGCTTCACCTATGGTTGGATATTCCAGGCGAACCAGCTCGGGGCCAAGAGCGTCAAACGCATCTATCGGATCGGCGAGCACAGGTTCCCTGGCGGCGCGCTCGAAATGGTCAACAACCTGACCGTCACGACCGGCGTGCCCAACGCCCTCTTCGGCTTCACCGCCGGCACGTAATCGTCCCCCTCAACACCATAAACACATCGAAAAACTATGACACACAACACCAACGTCTGCGACCAATGCAAGCAACCGATTGAGGCCAAAAAGGGTAAAATCTCGTTCCAACCCCTGCGCGGCGGATTGACGATCACCGTGGCCAACGACGTCGGCAACGCCGGCCTAGTCATCAATCAGCAGGTCGACCTTTGCAACGACACTTGCCTGGGCAACTACATCGCGGCGATCCGCGCCAAGATCAAGCCCCCAACGCCGCCGCAGCCGCCCGCGCCCGCGCCGGCCGTCAAATAAAACCGACCGGGAATGGCGAACAAAGGCACATGGAAGATGAGCATCGGCGGCAGCGCGTTCGCCGATTACACCGACATTCTCGAATGCGACGATGTGTCGGGCGGACCCGCCATTGCCGAGTACCTCGGCTATGGCGCGGCCGCTCCGCAGTTCGCCAACCAGGGCAATCTCAAGGTCGCGCGCAAATTCACGATGACGCGCGAGCACACCACCGACACGCTCGCCGAGACCTGGCGCCAGACGGCCATCGCCACCTGGGCCGGCGTGGCCACCGTGGTCATGACCCACGTCGACTATTCCAACACGGAAACGTCTTGGACCGTCACCAACGCCAAGGTGGAGATCGGCGTTCCCCAGCGCATCGGCATGACCACCATCACCCGTATCACCATCACCGGCGGAAACTCGTAATATGAAAACTCTACCACGCATTTTGCTTTTGTTGCTCGGGCTCAATTTGGCTTCGGCCCAGACCACGCCGGTGCTGTTCACGCTTCAAAGCCTTACCGGCACCGTGAACAACCGCTCGATCCTGGTTCATCCCGACCGAGCGCAAAATCCCCTGGTGTTCGGCACCAATCTCCTGCCCACGTTTGATTTCACGCTCCAGCCCTCCAACGGCCAAATACTGACCAACCTCGTGCCCTGGGGCTATACCATAACGGTTTCCGGCTGGCCCCGGTCGGCGCACATCGTGGTTCCGTTTTCCACGAATGTCATTAACGCGGCCACGCTCATCAACACGAATCAGTTTTCACCGCTGCAGATTTTTCAGACGCCCGTGCTCAATGGCGGCTCCGGGATCACGCTGGTCACCAACGGCGACGGCAGCATCACCATCAGCGGCGGCGGCGGCGGAACGAACAGCCCAAACTTCACACAGGTAACGAACATCGCGTCCGCGGCATCCGCGGCGGCCACCAACGGGCTGGCATCGGGCGCGTTCACGGCGGTGGGCAACGTGGCCACGCTGTCCAGCAACCAGGTGGTGAACATGTCCACCAACGCACTCGGCGCGCTGGCTTACGCGGCCAACGTCAACAGCAACCAGGTCTCCGGGAAGTTGAACCAAGGCCAGGTGTACGACGTTGAGGCCGGCAGCACGGCGACCA